GCCACCATAGGCACAGTGCTTGGCTCCCTTGCCAGCAGACATGCGGGGAGTATTTTGGATGAGATATTGATGCGCGCCATCGATCTTTTTCTATCCTTCCCGAACATCATCATTGCGCTGATGATTGTCGTGACGGACAAGGGGCTTGTGGTGGTCGCGGACTACCTGGAGCGGATGCGCGCGAACAGCGAGGCGCATGATGACATTCATCGACGCTTTGGACTGCATCGGTGGAACGAGCGGAGCTTCTTCGCGAACAAGAACGCGCTGCAACTGCGGCTCGAATGGGGCGTGAAGCACACGGGTGTCGCCCCGGTCGAGAGCAAGCAGGAGGTTGGGATTCAGCGGGTGCAGAGCTGGCTCCTGACAGGGAAGCTAAAGTTCGCATATACGGCCAAGCGGTGCATCTATCAGTGCAGTGCGTATCGGTATGCGGACAACACCAAGCCGTCCACTGGCGAGAAGAAGGACAAGGAACTCGTCTTCAAGCTGAAGGACGAGCTGCCGGACGCGCTGCGGTATGCGTTGATGGGCTGGCCGGAACTGCCGGACCCGGACGCGCCGGAGATGAGCGAGAGTGAGCAGAAGCGCTGGGACGGGTTTGATGCGCGAACGCGGCACGAGTTGCAGATGCTCAAGGAGATGCGTGAGGCGCGGAGCAGCAACACCGTGGACCTGAAGCCGCACGAAGACGGCTATCCCACGGGGAATATCTTTCAGCACGAAGTCAATGATTTCTTCGGCGGTAACGATTCATTCTGAGGAGGGCAGGATGTGGATAGGTAAGCGAGTATTTGCATTGTTCGAGGAGTGGAAAGGTGCGGCAGCAGAAGCTACGCACAACGTAACTGTTCTCACAACGAGAACATCATGCTCCGAGCAGACAATGCGCGGCTACGTGCAGACCAGGATTGGTTCAAGTTGCGTCTCAACCAAGTTGAGCGCGAGCGCGGACAGCTCATTCAAGCAGCAATAGGTGTCAAGATTGCCGTGCCGGAGTTCGTGCCGACGTATGAGAACCCGGCAGCAGCCCTGAACGAGATGCCGGACCTGAGCACGGTCGGGCATGATGCGGCAGATGAGGGCGGTGCCGCGCGCACGAGCGCAGAGCCCGGAGATGGGGTGGATTACAGTCTTCTTCCGGGATACAAGGGCGACCGGCATGCCTAAGGCGGCGTCGATAAGGACGAATCGGTCGAGAGCGAAGCATCGAGACCGCTACAACGCATATCAGCGAAAGTGGCGAGAACAGTGGAACAAGCGCACGTCTCATGAAAAGAGACTAGCTTCTCGTCGCAAATACATGCGGAAGTCGAAATACGGTCTGACGCAGGAACAATATGATGGGATGCTTCGAGAGCAGAAGAACCGTTGTGCTGTGTGCCGAAGACCAGAACGCACGAAACATCCGCAATCCGGCAAAGTCATGTGCCTTGCCGTGGACCACGACCACGAGACGATGAAAGTGCGTGGTCTGCTTTGTAGCAAATGTAATCGAGCCCTTGGTTGGCTCGATGATGACCCGCTCCGTATCCGCGCCCTTGCGGACTATGTTGAGCAGAGGCGATAACGCATGGCGATTGGTGGAATGTTTCTGGAACGGCCGGTTGAGGAAGCGCCGGAGGTAGATGAGTCGTTCATCTCCGACGACGACGCGCTGAAGCTGTTCAAGGACTGTAAGAAGGAATCGTTCGAGCACCGCTGGATTTGGGAGCGCGGGTGGATGCGGAATATCCACTACGTGAACAACCGCCAGTGGATTGAGTATGTGCGGCGCACCAACGAGTGGCGGGACGTGAGGCTCGCGCAGTGGTTCCCGAAATGCACGTCGAACCAGCTCGCGACGGGCGTGCAGGCGCTAAGGGCGATGTTTGGGTCGGTGAACATAGGGGTGCATGCGCGTCCCATCGGCGCGGACCCGAAGAATGTTGCTGTAGCTGCCATCGCGGACGAGATTGCGCCCCTGCTGCACGAAATCCATGACATGGACAACGTGCTGAATGAGTCCGATTTCTGGTTCATCGTGTGCGGAAATGTATTCCTGCACACCTACATGGAGCGGGACGCGAAGCACGGCACGACGACGATTCCGTTTGAACAGTGTGTGGGGTGTCAGGCGATTTACTCGTCAGATGCCATTCAGGAAGCAGGCAATGCGTGCCCCGACTGCAAGGCTACGCAGTTTGTGCCAGCGGTGTCTCCCGAGACGGGCGAGCCGATGGAGAAGCAGGTCCCGAATGGCAGGGGCGTGACGTGTGCGTTGAGCCCGTTCGAGTTGGCGTTCCCGAACAGCTATGCGCGCTTCAGCGATGTGCCGTATGTGATTCGGCTGCGCTGGAGGACGAAGGGGTATTACGAGAACCACCCGACGCTCAAGGCGCAGACAGCGAAAGTGAAGTGGAGCAAGGCACCGAGCGAACAGGCATTGCAGTTGTTCAGGAGCCTGCCGTTTCATAGCGACATTGGCGTTGCGCCGTTCCTGTCGAGCAGCGGTGGCGCAAGCGGTAGCGAGAGCGAGGAAGGCGCGGCCGAATACGAACTGTGGATGCGCCCGTGCGACAAGTATCCGCAGGGGCTTGTGTTGCGTATTCTTGGAGACGCGAATCCCATCGTGCTGCACCTGGAGGAGGACGAGGCGATTCCGGGACCGTTGCCGTATCAGGATGCGAACGGTAAACCCATCTTCACGTTCGAGCACGCGGCGTTCGAGCAGCGTGGGGGCCGGGTGTATGGCACGAGCCCGATTGATGGGGTGATTCAGAAACAGAATCAGCTCAATCAGTTGGATTCGTTTGTGCTCATGCACATTAACCGCATGGCGAACCCGCTGTGGCTCGTGCCGAAGGGTGCGGAGATTGAGAAGTTCACGGGTCAGCCAGGGCTGGTGGTGAAGTGGAATCCGCTGACGGTCGGTGGAAATGCGAAGCCGGAGCGCGTCGATGGGTTGCCGGTTAATCCGTCGATGTTCACGATTCGCGAACAGTATCTCAACGATATCGAGGAGGGGCTTGGGACGTTCGATGTCCTGAAGGGCAATAAAGCAGCAGGCGTTGAGGCGTTTAGCGCGATGCAGCTCATGGTCGAACGGGCACAGAGCCGGTTCGGGAGCGCATTCAAGGCACGCGGACATCTCTATAAGTCGTGGTTCAAGTTCGCGCTTGAGATGGAGAGGGAGTTCGGCCCGGAGGAGCGGACACACAACCTGATGAGCCCGACGCGGAGCTGGACCGTGAAGCAGTTCCAGAATGCGTCACTACAGGGGTGCTTCGATACGATTGTCGAAGATGGTTCGATGACGCCGAAGACGACGCTGGGGATTCGTGCGGCCGTGGAGCACCTGAACTCGCTCGGCTTCCTGGACCCGAACGACCCGGACCAGAAATACAAGGTCTATCAGTTGTTTGGTCAGTCAGGGCTCGCACCGGCGCTCGATGTCCACATGCAGGCGGCGCTCCGCAAGCAGCAGGCATTCGAGGAGTGGGCGATGAACCCGCAGCAGCAGGCGATGTCTATGCAGCTTGCGCAGGCGGATATGCAGCAGTATCAGGCGCAGGTAGCGGCTATTCCGCCGCCTCCGGCACAGACTCCGCAGGTTGGACCAGATGGGGCGCCGATGCCGCCTGACCCAGCACAGGAGCAGCAACAGATGGCCGCAGCAATTCCGCCGCCACCGAGTGTGAACAAGCGGACGCCGCTGGCGTGGAAGAAGTGGTATGAACCGCGCATTCACAAGCAGGAGTTCCTGAAGTGGGCCAACTCGGACAAGGTGGTTGAGCTGCTGAAGGAGAACGAAGCGCTGGAAGTGCTGTTGGAGACGCATCTTCAAGAGATTGACGCGGCGCTCTCGGAACAAGCCGCACTTGTTGCGATGGTGCAGGCGGCGGGGACGGCACAGGTCAATGTCGGGACACAAGGACAGGGCGCAGGGCGCGCAATGTCGAACAGCAACGCCGAGTCAGGCGGGGCGCAGAACGCGACTGACCACACGAAGGCCAAAGCCGCGTAAGGAGCAAGTGATGAAACGGTATGTTGGCGCGGTGGTATTCGTGGTGTTCATGGCCTGGGCCTCGGTGCTCCAGGCAGCGGATTGGGCGGGGATTTACCGTATGGAGGGGAAGAACCCTGACGGGACGACCTACTCTGGTGCGGTAGAGATTCAGGCAGTGCCGGAGACGGCACTGTTCCAGATTACGTGGATGCTGGATGGGCACGATGGTGTGATGCTGGTCGTGTTCGGGTTCGAGTTCGATGGGCAGCTTCATGGGTCTGGCGTTGAGGGACCGATGGCGTTTGCATTGAAGGCGGATGGCGATGCGCGGTGGGCCATACCGACAGCAGCGTTTACATCGCTGGGTGTTGAGAAGCTGACGCGCGTCAAGGTGTTGAAGCTGAAGGATGCGCTCAGAAGCGCGGGTGGGAAGGTCTAAGCACTAAAGCCTCTGTAGCTCAGTGGTAGAGCTGCTGTTTTGTAAACAGCGGGTCGCAGGTTCGATTCCGTGCCGGGGGCTCCATATTACCGAACGGGAATATTGGCAAGTTTTTAAGCAAGAAAACTGGACAATCTTCCCGAGCGGGAACATTTCATCGACATGTCCGAAGAATGTGTCGAATTTCGGACAAATCTTCGAATCGTTGCAATACCTATGCCACTTCGTAGTATCATTAGATAGCAAGGACGTAGCACATTACGTGCCAACTTCAGCGTGGGACTTGACCACGTTAAAAAAGGTAAAGATGAATGGCTGACGAATTCGGCATACGGAATCCAGGTTTCTTCGCGGTTCACACTCCGCTGTTCGATGGTGCGGCCGGTGACGGCACAGGGCAGGGGAATGCAGGCGCGGCGGGGTCTGGTCAGGGCGGCGGACAACAGCAGGCGGCGCAGCAGAACCCCTCTGGCGGGGGACAGCAGCCACAGGGGCAGCAGCCAGTAGCAGGCGCGCAGGCTGGGGAAAAGACCTATTCCTTCAAAGAGGATAGGTCCGATTGGATTCCTCGAACCCGACTGAACGAAACATCGGGCAAGCTCACAGCAGCAGAGAAACGGGCTCGGGATGCGGAAGTCGCGCTTGAGCAGGAACGGAAACGAACTCGGGCGCTCGCGGGAGTCGAGAACGTAGACCCCAAGACCGCCGAAGCCGAGGAAATCAAGTCGGCGCTCTACAAGATGTTCCCCCAGCTCGAAACGCTGGAAGGGCTCTCAAAGGAGCAGCTACAGCAGGTGCTTGCGGCGGCGACAACCGCACAGAGCACATCGCGAGCATCATGGGAACGCCATGCGCTCGGCATGCTGAACGACCTGGATACCGAAGCAGCCGAAAAGCTGGGGACGGAGAAGCTGACGGCTACGCAGCAGAAGAACCTGCGGCGTGCCTATCGTGACGAGGCTGTGCAGGCGATGGCTGCACGGCAGGAACAGTTGGACCGCCACGAGCGGAACACGCTGGAGACCCTGCCGGGCGACACCGACTTCGTAGCGCGCCACGAGCGCGGCGACAAAACCCTCCTCAAGGAGTTCGTGAAGGCGTTTCTCGATGATTGGTATGAGCCTGCACGCAGGTCAGTCACGACGCAGCAGGCGCGGCGACAGATGCGGCCAGTCCCGAGAGGGGAACGGACGCGGACGGCGATTGCGCAGGGTGCGCCGAACATCAACTACAACGACCCCGATGCCTTCAAGAAGGCGCTGATGGCCGCACGCGGCAGCAGCGAGTAATTGAGGCACGAATGGTCAGGAGCACAGTGAAGTAATGGCAACACCGAGCGTAGACTCAACAGTCCTCTCTGGTCTTGAGAAGGACGTATTCGAGAAGGGCGTCAGCGAAGGGGTCAACAATTCCTTTCCGCTGAAGGACTTCTTCGTCAAGGAAACGACCGACGCGGATTATCTCGGCGGCGGCGGGCACATTTGGGCGCATCACGTTGGTCGTAACGTGAGCCCGATGTTCGTGCGTGAAGGCAGTGCGTTCGCGGGTGGTGGCGCACAGCGCACCATTAAGGGTCGCATTGACATTCGCAAGATGATGGCGCGTCTTGGCCCGATGACGGCCGAGGCGATGGAGTTCTATCAGCGGTCTGAGGCGTCGTATGCGAATGCGATGACCGACGAGAAGACCCGTCTGGTGGACGACATTAGCTATCGCGAGGAATACGCGATTGGCAGTGACGGACGCGGCGTGCTGGCGCTCCTCAGCGACGACCCTTCGACGGGCGTCGATGTGGACGTGGACAGCCCGGCGAATATCCCTGGTTCGAGCTTCGGCAACCGCTTCATCCAGAAGGGGATGTATGTGGGTGCGGTGAATCCGGCGACGGGCGCACTGCGAGCCGGTATCGTCAAGGTCACGGATGTTAATACCGACGGCAGTGACTTCACGGCTGATGCCAGCGTGAACTCGGCGTGGGCCGACAACGACTACATCGTGCAGGCAGCGAACAGCTCGGTGACGAGCGTGCTCGATACCAGCTACGAGGCGGCGTTTTGGGGTCTCCCGGCGTTGATTGACGACGGCACGAATCGCGCGGACTACTTCGGTATCAACCGCACGGATGCGCCTTCGCTGAAGTCGTATGTCGTGAGTTCGGCGGGCGCATTCTCGCTCGACCTTGCGCAGCGGACCAGCGACGTTGTGAACCAGAAGCTCGGGGGTGAGATTGATACCCTTGCGATGCACCACTCGGTGCGGCGTGAGTATCTGAAGCTCCTGAACGCGGACCGGCGCTACAACGGTGCGTCACTCATTCGCCCGGACGGCGGCACGGTGGCGATGAAGCAGAAAGACCTGACGCTCGGTGAGTGCACTGTGAAGGCGATTCGCTCCATCGGTCTCGCGCAGGTGTATTTCCTCGACACCAAGCGTAGCGGCTTCAAGCGCTATGTCGCGGAGGACGGCAAGTTCGAAGACCGCGATGGCTCGATTTGGGTTCGTTTGCCGTTCTTGCCGATTTCATAAAACC